AGATGGATCCAAGACGTTTATTATTTAAACGTGATGGACTAATGACATCTTTGTTTCCTAGTTTAAAATCATTTCAAGCTAAAGGTGCTGGTGAAAAATCTGTTGGTGATGCAACCAGTCAATTATTAAATTCTAATATTGGTGCTTTACAACCAATAATGGAATCTATTGATGTTAATAGTAGGATTTCAGCAAAGAATTCTACCGTATTACCAATGATGGGTCGTGACATGAATGTGATGCGACAAAACATCGTTAAGATGGTAAAGTTACAAGGTGGAACTCCATCAACAAAAGCTGATATGTTCTTTATGAGGGCTAGAGACCGTGAAGCTGCATTTGAGGCACAATTTGGTAAAAATAGACCGACAACAAAGACTACACCAACACAAGAAAAACAAGATTTTGGTTTTCTAGGTAATTTATTAATGTCCGCAATAACACCACTCGTTGGTATTTTCAATGCACTCACATCAACAATTGGTTCTGTTATATCACAAATTGCAAAAATGGCAGGCATAAAAACAGCTGCAAATATCATTTCGTCATTTTTAGGTGGTGGTGGATTATTGGGTGGCGCCGTTGGTGCGGCCGCTGGGGTAACTGCAGCTGTTGGTTTGCCAACTATGGCTTTGTTATCTCGTGCTGATGAAGGTGGTACCGATATTGCAAATAAGGCGATGTCTGGTGGTGCAATCGGTAGTAATGATGCATCGTCTATAATGGATGCATCTCAATATAAAAAAGAAATGGAAGATAGACAATCTGCACTTAAAGATGCACCTTGGTATACTAAATTGTGGGGAATTGGTGCTGACAAATATTTAAGTCCATTATCACCAACAAAAGCTGGTATGGGTAATTTTGATTTACAAGATTATGCCAATAGAGTTGGTAAGTTGGAAAGTGGAGACAAATACGGTAGTGATAACCACAAAGGTTTTGTTGGTAGATATCAATTTGGTAGTTCTGCTCTAGAAACATTTGGATTATTAAAACCAGGTTCAACTAAAAAATATGGTGATAGGGGTGAAGACGCTGCTGTGTATCATCCTGATGCTTGGGCTAATGGTTCATTGTCGGAGTTTTTAAACAGTCCTTCTCAACAAGATGCTATATTTGCAAAATACACAAAACAAAATCTTGAAGGTTTGAAGAAAGCTGGAATTATTAATGATTCTAGTAGCAACGACCAAATAGGTGCCGCTTTATATACCGCTCACACTGGTGGACTTGGTGGTGCCACGGCTTTATACAATAAAGGTGAAAATAGAAAAGATTTCGTATCTGGCCAAGCCGGTAGTACCGAAGCATCACGTGCCAAAATGATGGCATCTTATGCTGGAGGCGCACCAAACAATACAGGATTAAATGTAAATACCGCTTCAACATCTGCATCAAATAAAGGTTCTGGTGGTGTTAATGTGGTTAATGTAGATAATAGTCAGAATGTCAATGGAGGTTCTGGAGGAAATGTACAATTATCTGCCGCTGATGTAATGGACACAGAATTAGGTAAACTACTAGTTAACCGAGCCATATAAAAAACCCCGCCGAAGCGGGGTTTAATCTTGCTTTGTGAAATTAATTCGCAGCAAGTGATTTGAAGTAATCCATATCTTCGTCACTCTCAGCAATCTTTGTATCAATCACTGATAAATCATCATCTCTAAAATTATTCAACTCGGCAGTTTCTGCCTTTGTTTTCAAATTCACTGGACCACCATCAAAACCTAAAACTTTATCCAAACGAGTTTTTAATTGCTCATATGGTTTGAATTGTTTAGGGTCTGTAAAGTCTTTCAAAGAAAACTCATTCTTCCACAATTCTTCAAGTTTCTCATCATTACCATCAAACAAAGCTGACTTGTCGGAAAATTCCGACTTGTCGTAGTTACGATAGCCTTCAACATTACGAATCTTCAATTTGAAGTTTGCACCTTCCCACATATCAAATGGGTTAACTGGTGTCTCATCAGCGAACTCAGGATTCATCGCTTCAGAAATTTTATCGAAAATCTTTTTACCAAATTTATACAACTTGATTTGACCTTCGTTTTGTGGGTTGCTTGGGTCTGATACAACCAAAATGTTGGCGATGTATGTCAACTTACGCTTCTGTTTACGAGCAATCTCTTTGTTTGCTTCGATGCCAGAATTCCATAATGTAGAATTGTGTTCACATACTGGACATTTATCATTCACAGTAGTTAAACAATTATCAAAGAACCAACCACCAGGACCTTGGAAACCGTGATTGAATACACGAACCCATGGTAATGCATCGTCACCATCAGCAGCTGGTGCTGGAAGGAAACGAATCGTAGCCATGCCGTTACCTGACTTGTCAACACTAGGTTGCCAGAATCGTGTATCGTCTTTACTACCTGCTTCTGCGTTTGGTTGGGAAACTTGTTCGATTGCCTTAGTAAGAGTTTCTAGGCTTGAACGGTTGCGTTTTAAGTTTGCAAATGAACTCATATTATTTACCTCGTATTTAAATGTATTAAAAATGTATTACGACTTATCCACATATTCATAGTATATACTATATTTATGCCTTTTGCAAGTAAATATCCAACAACATCAAAGTATTGCCGATATCTTTGTGATGAATACCTATACCGCCAGCTGCACGAAATGCCTGAATAACATCTTCGGTATCATCAATTAAGATGCTATCAGGTGTTGCAAATTCTGCCTTCTTTTTACGACCAGCTACCACGTTTACTTTCCATTGCTCAGGTAAATTAAATGTTTCAATCCACTTATGCTTCTGAATCACAACTTGGTCATGAAACTTGTTGCCGCCTGATGAGGTTAAAATCTCCACAGATTCAACCGGAACATTCGCACTCAGATATGTAATTAACTCAGGACCACCTGGCCACCACTCCAATGTCTCAAAGTTTTTACCTTCGATAAAAGTTGGCCAGTTTGTACTAAACTCTTTACCATTTCTGGATTCACCTGGAGATTCACGGAACAATTCAATGTACCGTTTCTCAAAGTTGGCTAATACACCATCCATATCTACATAAATTTTCACAATAATTCTTTCATAATAATATTTTTAAACTTGTCTTTATCAAATTGCAAGAAAGGTGCATACTTTTTCACTTTGCGAGAAAACTCAGGATAACGAATTGTGTCTGTTATCTTCTTGTCCCACATAGGTAAGAAATTCATTATAGAATTCATAATCACCAAAGTTTCTAAATGTACATCCTTCTGTAATGTCATGGTCAATAACTTTGGGTAATCACCGTCAGTTATCAGTAACTCATTAGGAGAGGATACACTATCTTTCAGCTTTTGGCAATCATTTTGGAATTTATAACCCAATGACTGTATAGTTGCCATACGTAACTTGTAGGCAATTATAGCTTCTTCTTGCAACAAATCACCTGCCCATAAATTCTCTTTGATTAGAAAATTGGATATGAGAAACTCAATGTAATCTTCTTTTTCATTTTGCCGAGATAGTTTATAGAAATGGTATTTGTCCTTACGATTTTCAAAAGCTTCGATAGAGATATTACTTTTACCGTTGTATTTGAAATAATCGTAAGAATTTGAGGAGAAATGCAACTTTAAGGAGTTGTATATTGAGAACGCTTCATAACCTGTCATATCACCATTATATCATAATAAATCATTTAGAAAGGCAATCGTGCTGACTTCGGTAACAAATTCAAATCTTGAGCATCAGATTCAAGTTTAGATTTCAAATTAGAGTTTACCAAAGTGGCAGCCAATTCAATTTCCATGCCCGTTTCTTTGCAATACTCAACGATTGCTTCCATGTGGTTGTAATCTGTTTCGGCAACCATCTTCTCGATTGCTCTAGCAAACTTCAACATTTCTTCTTTAGTTGGCATCTGTTAAATCTACCTGATTCAAGTTATTGAAATGTTCCTCAGCTAAATCGAAATTAATATTTTGGATTGCTGGCCAAGTTTCTTGGTCAATGATTACATTACCATCAAAATGATAACCAGAGCCTTTTAAGAATTGTTCAAAATACGCCAAAACATCATCTAATTGGTCAACTTCAAATTCCATGGTATTTTTTGGACTACCAAAACCTTGGAACTCACTTGTAAATGTAAATTTCATAATTATTTCACAATCGTTTCATAAAGGGTTTCAAATTGTTCGTGGGTTGCTACTTCTTCATCATAGTTTTGTTTATGATAAACTTTAACCATCTTCGCAACCAACTTCTTTGGTAACTGTAAATCTTTAGCAACAGCCGCTACAGATTCTTTAATATAATCACGCTCACCTTCCATACGTGTCATAGAACCAGAACATTCACGCAAACAGTCCAATAACTTCTTTTGGTCTGCTTCACTCGAAATCTGGTTAATACTCAATTGCTGAACTGCCATAATATACCTTTCAATTATTTTTTATTGGATGCAGCGTGGGCTACACAAATCGTATCTGTATTAGTTACATAAGAACATCTAACAGCCAAAGGATCCATACCTTTTGCAATTGCGTTATCTATGTTCCTTGACATCAGATTACGGTCATTTACATTATACACAACACCACCGATAATTGCGGATATAACAACAATGGTTCCAGCAATCACCATAGTTCTTAAATCTGATTTCACATCATTCATAATTTAATTTCCTTATCAATCTTATCAACATCACTTTGTCGTTTATAAAAAATGTGTCTACCAATCTGAGTAGTCTTTGGTAAACCCCAATTTGGATTCACATAATCGGCATGATAGTATGTGGCACCCTTTGTAATGTCCTTCATAGTCTCATAATTCATTAGAACATTGATGGCTACATTACGAGCATCATTATACAATGAACTGCGTAACAATGTCAAGCGATTACCGGCAATAGATTCGCACACCCAACTAAATTGACAAATGCCGTTTGTTTTTTGGTGAACAACACCACATACATCACTGGCATAATTGCCTGTTGATACTCGGTTTAGGGTGACTAGGGCGACTGCTACTTGCCCTTCTTTGGATTCATGTCCTGCTTCAAACAGGATATTTTCCGTTAGACAATCAACTTGTTTCTGTGTTGACTTTGATAGTGTGTGATATTTAATATCAAACGGTAAATGATATTTACCTTGATTGGTACTAAACACCGATAGTACCAGTATTACTGCTGATATTAGGATACTTAATTGTATCGGTCTACTTCGCATTTTACCTCCTTTTGTTGGCTGTAACGATGAACTGTTACAGTATGGCATCAGAAAATATATTTAGTCATTCCAGTGGCGTAAAACACCTGCAATAATGAACATATTTGTCATGATATAAAATAACACAATAATTGTGCGTAATGTGGCAATTATGTTTGCTTCTTTATCAGATTTACCTGATTTTTCACCCAAAGCTTTTGCCCATAATCTCCAAAATTTTAATCCCATAAACCTCTATAATATTTACCAAATAGAACCAAACCGTTATTGATTCGGTCATTTACTTTTGTCCATTCTTCTTTGTTCCATTCTTTATTTGTAAAAAATTCTGCTTCCCAATCATCTTCATTGAGTTTCTCAAAAGTGAATATCATTTCATCAAGAACCCAATCCCATCTTTTTTGCCACAATTCATCGGCATCCAACTCATACTCTTTTGGTTGAGCCATGTGACTGCGTAAATATTCAGGAACATCCTCATCAACAACCTTAGGTGCACCATGTTTGGATGCTTGCAATTGTTTTAGCATAGGAAGAATAATCATAGCCAATGTATTGTCCATCGACCAAGTATCCCATCGGTCAATCTTTACATAGTTTATTTTACGGTCAAAAAACTCTCGGATATTTCTTAACACTTCACAAGCGGGCATCAAACACTCAGCTAACTGATTCGCCCACTTTGGGGATTCAATCCATTGGTCATCTGGTACATGTCCTTTTGCTCTGGCACATTTAGACCAATCAGTCCAAAAGAAAACATGTTCAACAATGGTATATGGACTGACCCAATGATTCTTATATTTGTTTATGTAAATTTTCAAGGTTCAACCTCACAAAATAATTTAATTTATCAATATAATCTTTTTTCTCTCGCACAAATAACAATGGTTTATTTTCATTCACCACAGCCATCGCAATAACAATCTGTTCAATTGGTACACCAGTTCTTTCTTCAAACATAATTGCATATGCGGTACATTGTATGAAATAATTGGCGATATCAGATTCATCTTTAAATTTACCAGATGTTTTATAATCTATGATTGAGATTTTACCATCCCATTCTGCAATTAAGTCCACACGACCTGCAACCTGCAATTCATCCGAATATAGTGGTTGCTCAATTGAATAAATCTTACCAACACTTTTATCTAAATGCGGTTTCAACTGTAAGAACAATTCCTTAATATTAGGCATCATTGTTCTAATTTTAAAATCATTCAACTCATTTAGAAGATATTTCTCACAAGATAAATGTACTGCTTCACCTCTGCGGGAAGCTAAACCAGAAATTCGTTTCGCTTCTTCCTCACCAACTGCCTCTTTCCAATTCTCAATGATGTGTTGATTGTATGGTTTAAGAATTGTGGTAATAGAATTATACCTCTTACCATTCGGTACGAGGTATTTACGACCTTCTTCTGTTGTAACTGCCTCTAATTCAAAATCTAAACCAGGCAACTTCTCATGTATAAAGGTCACTTCTGTGTTCTCTTGGTAATCTTCTCAACGTGTTTCTTGACTACTTCTCTTGTTTTGACATCTTTAATAGAACGACCACCGACCTTCTCAGCAAGAGGTGATGCTGGGTGTGCTTCAGCGACCCTAGAAATCACTTCATTAAAACCAGACGGTGCTTTGTTCTGGTAATTGCCAATACCACCAATAATTGCAGGTGCAGCTACAACAGGTTCAAGGTGAGGATTTTCTTTTAAGTATTCCTCACGCTTAGACCATGTCATAAAAATTTCAAAATGTTCACCACTATTTGTATCTCTAAATTCGTATGTTGGCATTAAACCACTCCGGAATATTTCGTTTTTTCCAATTCGCCAAATGCGTCTTGTTCTTTATATAGTAGTTACGGTATGAAGATAAAGAATCACCAGCAACCTTAACATCATCAGGCATCGCTGGTGTTGGTTGGGTAAATGGAGCAGATGGTATCATATCTGGCAATCGTGCCAACTGTTCTACTAAACCATCACGCTCGCATTTATGGACTTTACCATAACGATAGGTGTATTCTTTACATAAGGCTACTAACATTGATTGTAACCATTTATAGTTACTATCGTTTAACCTGCACCAGACAGCTGAAGGATGAGATAAATGAGTAGAAGAATACAAAATAGATTCACGACCGTCAGGAAGAACATATCTAGTTTGTTTTCGACCAGTTTTACTGAGGCCAACAGATTGAGTGCCATCAAGCACACGGTGAGCAGTAGAAAGTAATTGAGCATATTCTAAAATCATTTTAATACAATGTTTATCATTATGCATCATAGCACAACGGTCAACATCATGGTCTAGGTAAAAAATGTTCACTTAACAGCCCATAATTTCATAACATCATTCAAACCATTGTCTTTGAATGGCACATAATCATTTGTTTGTAAAGTCTTTGTAATCATTTGTTTATTCACTTCCGTTTTAACTGTCATATAATCTAAAGCATCAAAATATTGTTTCATCCACATACTATAATAATCTAACATTACCAATCTCCATTATCAATCCATAATCTAATCGTAATTGGCAATAATTCAATCACCAACGCATCTTGTTCCCACACATCAACGGTCTGGCGATAAGCAATACCTAATCGCCAATGATATGGATTAAGCTTAAGTATAACATTTAATCCACTATATTTGAGGTAATTCAATACGGTTTTCACTTCAAAAACTCCATAATAATCCAAACACCGGTACTAAAAAATAAAATAGGTACTATCATCTTTAATATAACCCAAACACCTATCATCGCAAAAACCACAACAATAGTACCCAAAATTGCAAGAAATAAATTTACAAAATCAATCAACATATAAATTTGACCAGCGCTTCAATTTCTTCATCTTATCTTCAGCTGCCTGTTCTAAATCTTCCATATTAATCACATCAAAATCAATCAATAACCTAATCATAGCAACCAAATCACCAACTTCTTCGGTAAGTCTTTCACGGTTACTGTTACCATCAACGGGATATCTAGCATCGAAACCGAAACGAAAAATCTTACTAATCGCTTGAGTTACTTCAGCACATTCTTCTTGGGTGATGTAAAGTACCTCACGCTGTTTATCATTCAAAATATTATCTTTCATAATATAAATTAATTTACCGATTCTATTCAGTGACGGCTTGTTCGAGCATAGTATCAATGTATTGTTCAATTAGTTTATCCTTAATCATATCAGTAATAGTTAAATACGGCCATTCTAATACAAAGGGACAATTTTCTCTCCAATGATTATGCTTCATGAAATAAGCATAATCTTTTAAATCTTGTTTATTGGTAGCATCAAACCAACGCTTCTGCCACTGCCAGTGACTTAGCTTAAATTTTTTGTTTTGCGAACCAGACATTAAATTATTCATAAATTCACTCCGTTGATAATGCTAAGGGACACAATAGGCGCTTCACAGCGAGCTGATTGTCGTTTAAGAATGAGCGCTCTACTACCGTAAACTCGGTTCGGAGTAGCAACTCTCCCGTTAGCAAAATTTATCACTCAGTAACTTCTGTTACGGTTAACTCAGACATTTCAGCTTTAGTGACAACATCTTCAACTTGAGCATCAGTTAACTCATCAGCTTTGAGGTCTGCCAACTTCTCAACAGGTTTCACTTTAGCTGATGGTGTATAGGCAGTAACGCCAGCACGCTTCATGTATTCTTTCACTTCAGCAACGTTTACTAATTGATAACCAGCAACTTTGCGGCCGTCTTTCACAACCTTAACTACGCCGTTAGCGATAGTCTTAATGTGCCACATATAAGTGGAAATACGATACATATAAATTTCGTGACCGAGAAGAGCATCAAGTTCTTCTTTCATTACTGGTTTACCAGAAATCATTACAGTCAACACTTTTTCAAAAGGTTTCAATTTTACAGTTTTAGTCTTAGCCATTTTTCACAACTCCATATTCAATTAAAGAAATAACAGTATAACACAATAATGCCGATTTGGCAACCACTATTTGGGCAATCATTCTACTTCACTAGGTTGAAAGCAAAATGCCTCAAACGCTTCCCAAGTACCTTCGAATAAAATTTCTTCGGTATCGGTAACTCTAACGGTATCTTCCCAAACATGGTACTCATATTCTTGCCAACAATCTTGCTTCAAACGGGCAGGATACAAATAGATGCCACCAGAATCTTTCTTAAAGTCTGCAACCAATTGAGCTGCCAAACAATACATACCATTAAATTGTCTTGATTTACCCATACCAGATAAACCAGTAACTAATCTACCACTCAGCAAAAACTCTGCCAACTCAGCACCATGCCCTGATGGGTAACCATCAAACTGGCGATACATACACACGAAAGGTAAAACCCAATCTTCTTTTTTGCCTTCATATACATAAGTTAAACTTCTAGTTCCCATAATCACTCCACAGTCAATTCTTCGATTTCAACATCTTCCGTCTTTTGATATTCACTTTCTGGTATTTGTTTCACCACTTTATCAAAAAACACCTCAGCTTTTGAATACTCATCAAACGCTTTTAAATTTAACCACTCCCATCCTACAAAATCAATTAATCTACCACTCTTAACAATAAAAATCTGTTTCATATTAATACCTATAAACTGAAAAATGTGTGGCATCTTCTTTCAAACAAGTGGACTGCTTACTATTGTTACCACGATAACGAGCAGACGGTGTATGAAAACGGGGACCACGATATCTAATTTTAAAATACTTACCTTCATGAGCAAACATTTTGCGGAATAATTCTAATTCAACAATAGGAATTCTTGAATATACGGCACAAAATTTTTCATTTTTGTAAGGTTGAAAATAATCATTTAATGTAATCATATTAAGCCGCCAATTTTAACATAATAGAAGGATATTTTACAAAGCCAGTAGTATCTTTTTTGGCTTTACCTTTTGCATACAAACCAACAATAATATTTTTAGGATCCAAAAAGCGTAAATCACTTTCATCGCCATTAAATACTTGTACACCATTATAATACTCAGGCATTGGTTCAGTTTTTTTGATACCGAAAACTACTGCAACATTCATGCCATTATACATGGCTGATTCTACATCACGGTCATTACCATCAGCAGCTGAAAATGTTAATTGGTAATTTTTGATATCTTTCACTTTACGACCAAGAACCTTTGTATAATCATAGAATTGTACATTAGGAAATCTTTCAAAAATATTAGCATAATCAATTGTATAACCATCATAAGCAATAGTAAAACCATATTTTTCAAAACTCAAATCACTAGTACCATTTAAACGGAAAACAGGAATTAAACCTTTTTTCTCTGATTGCTTAATAGCCAAAATAATATCTTTAACTAGTAAATTAAAAAATTCATTACGATTTTCATAAAACATTTTTGTTTTACGGATACGAGCTTGCTGAATAGTGTTGGTGCTTTCGCCTTTTTTGAACATACCACCACGACCAGCAGTATTAAGACAAGCTGCCTTACATCCTTCAGTAGCTTTTGGACAAGTATTATAACCAGACAATGAAGCGGGCGCCAAATGTAGAATATAGGTATTATAACCTTCTTTCATACCTTTCAAGGTTTTTGGATTACCAACACTTAATAACTTTAAACTCATAATTTCTTGCTTTCTTTATCAACTCAACATAAACCATTATACAGGTATCCAGGCAAAACACAAGCCTCTGTTGCAGGAAAACAACACAGTAAGCTGTTGATTTTAAAGGGTTTTAGAATTATTTTCACTTTTTTGTAAGCTCTTGATTTATAAGGGTTTTTTACCTACGCATATTTGCTTGGTCTTTAGCCTCTTCCTCAGAGAATACAGGAACCGCATTGGATTTATGCAAGGTACCAATGCCTTTCACTTTGTCGCCGGTATATACATTACCTTTGACTGGTTTAGTGGCGACACCTCCAGTGGTTTCCAATGAAGGATATAATGGTGTTTCCCTAATATATTTTTTATTATGTTTGATAATATTATCAGTATTAACTCTTTTATTATTACTGAAATTAGGTTTATATTGGTCTAATGATTTTAACCATAAATCATATTCAGCCTGTTTTTTAGCCTGACGGTTTTTAATCTGTTTTTTAATTTTTTTAGGACTGCGATTATTAGCATATATTATCATAATGTATTCCTTACTGCTTCAATATGTTTACATTTACCACGGAAAGTAAATCCGGTACAAGTACAAGATAATGTATTATCATTATCTAAACTAACAGTATATTCATTATCTTTTGATTTAACTTTAAATATACGATTATTATCTTTTTGTATTAACTTAGATAATCCCACATGATTAACTTTGATAAACTTTCTTCTACGTTTATCTAATTTAATTGGAGATTTTAATTGAGTAATAGTATTATCACTATTAGTATAAGCGATAATCTTATCTTTTAAATCTAGTAAATAGATTTTATTGATAATGGGAAAATCAGATTCCCATTCTGTGATTTCTTTTAATATTTGCATCCTGCCATTATAACAAAACTGGCAGAAAAGTCAAGCTACTTGTTGTAGGAAAACAACACTACCCTTTCAGTAGTTGCCGATTGTCCTGCTCTTTCATATCCTCTTCGAAAGCTTGTAATTTTAAATTATTCAGTTCCTTTTGCACATCGGCAAGTTTTAGTTTACCTAGTTTAATTTCCAATTCCAAGGTTTCTATTCTTTTATCAATATCTCTAGCTGACATCTTTTTCCTCATCCTTCATTAAACGATATGCTTGCTTGTCTTTATGTTTTTTCCTAAAACCCCTAAAGGTTTCTTTTTCCGATTTCTCTTTGAACTTGGACTTTTGAGTCTTTTCAAATTTGTTACCGCCGTGAATCATTTTCCTACCTGTTATAAAATTCGGTCTGCTATGTTTAACTCAACCAATTCTTCTGGTGTTAACCACAAATCTGTGGGACCCAAAAGTTTTGATTTGATAATGCGTTCGGATAGACCTGAAGCCTCACGCAAAATATCTACCATTCTTTGATTACAAATATCATTAGCTTTCGCTTGCGATTTCAAATCATGGAATTTACCCTCCGAATAGTCTGAAAATTGGTGACACATGATGCCGGTATTCCTACCAACAAACCTGTAACCTTTTTCACCAGCCGCAAAAATTAAAAATCCTGCTGACATAATCGAACCTATACCGATGGTTATAATAGGATATTTACTAATCTTCATCATATCAATTAAACCAAATGCTTGATACAAATCACCACCATACGAATTCACATATAGAGTTAATGTTTTATCTTCAACATCTTCCATATTCTCATAGGCAATCCACTGAATAGCTCTTTTGATATTTTCTTCATCAATATCACCTGTAAGAAAATGAGTATTATTCTGTAAAAATTTCTGTTCAATTTTTTCCTGAGCAGAAACCAAATCATCCATAGGAAAATTATTTTTCATAGGTTTTTTCGTTCCATTCATAAGCTGATTTTAATATGGAGATTATATCATGTTTTGGTCGGTAATTCAATACCTTTTGAGCAAGAGTGATATCGGCAACCAACTGGTCGGGGTCACCTTGCCGTCTAGGCAAAATATCGTATTTGAGCTCAACAGGAAATAATTCAGTAATCATGAACATTATTTCCATATTTGAATATCCTTTACCGGTACCTAAATTCAATAATTCGTTATTACCGCCCTTTAGAAGATAGTTAATTGCTGAAATATGTGCAGTTGCAACATCCGATACATGAACATAGTCCCTAACACAGGTACCATCTTCGGTATCAAAATCGTTGCCGTATAATTGGAAGCTATTTAGATTTTGGAGAATTGACGGAATCAAGTGCGTTTCAGGTTCGTGGTTTTCACCAACATCTCCGTCTGCACCTGCAAGGTTGAAATATCTGAAAATGACGTGTTTGATACCAGAATCTCGGATAGCATTTTCGGCTGCATATTTACTACTACCATAAACATGGTTGTCTACCACACAACTATCTTCCTTGAGTAGTGCCTTCTGAGCCCAATAGACCCCAGCGGTAGAAGAATATACAATGTAATCAATACCGTTACGTTTCATGGCATTTAATAATGTTACTGTACCACCAGTATTAACTTCCCAAAATTCGGTAGGATACTTCTTGGATTCACCAACTTCGATTCTACCAGCCAAATGAAATACTACATCAATCTTCACTTGTCGGAAAAGATAATCTAATGAAGCTCTATCTCTAATATCACCTTGCTCATAGATATCATAGTAATGGTGTTTTGGGTGTTTAATATCAAAACAAACAACCCGCCAGCCTTCACGTTTAAGTTTTTTACTTAGAACGCTACCGAGGTATCCGGCACCACCTGTAACAAGTGCTGTTTTAATTTCCATGGAAATTCACCATTATATTTTTGTTGATTAATTTTATTACCATTATCAAAGAATTCTTTTGTGACTGAATTTGGATTACCATCTAATCGGTAACACAATGTATGTGCGTTGGTGCAATCATATTTTGGAAAGTGGTGCCTTAACGCACCAAAGAATTGCCTATCAGCACCCCATTGTCCGAACCAAGCATGACCAATGCGAACAGCAACATCACGCTTAATAGCAAAAGAGCTGGTATCAATGTGAAATGTTTGGTCGTTGAAATATACAGGCCACTTACCCAATGATTCACAATTGTCCTCACATAAGAAATTTCCATCTTTGTCATAAATTTTTCTGAGTGAATATGCCCAATCATTACCTTCGTTGATTTTATTAACAAGTTTTTCAACATGACATGGTTCAATCCAATTATCTTCATCAAGATATACGATGATATCAGCATTAACAAGAAATGAACAAGCTGCGTAAACTCTATGCCCATACCAGCCTTTTCCTATATTCTCATCAAGTCTAATAAATTTTACATTTTCAGGAATTTCTAACTTCCAAATCTCAGCTTCATACTCCATACCATCAATAAAAATATAATGAGTTATATCTTTATAGGTTTGTTTCTGAACCGATTTTAAAGCATCAATTAGTTCCGGTTTGCCGATTGTCGGTGTTACTATCGCTACCTTCATCATCATCTTTCTCAGTTTTCTTTTTAAATATTGCGTCCCAATTATTGTCAAAGGTTTCTAGTGGAACACTATATGGTCTTGGTTTATCACCCTTACCGTTTCCGTCAGGTCTCATAGTCTTTCAATATCCTCTTCAATACATTTATCACCATATTGTATCTCAACAATACGACAAGGTTCGGCAAATGTGTTGAACAATTGGTGCCATTCACCCACAAGTATGTGGTGGTCTTTATGTTTTTCCAATATCTTTGTTGGTAAACTATAGCCATTATCGAGTTTAGAATTCACCAGACATTTGCCTTCACTGACAATCCAATATTCATTTCTAGATTGGTGTTTTTGCATACTCAATGATTGACCAGGCATTACGGTAAGTTCTTTTACTTTCAAGCCATCAACTTCATGCAACACACGATAAAATCCCCAAGGTCTTTCCGTCTTTGGTGATTTCCATTCTTCGAGAATCCATGATGATGAATTTTTCTTGTTCTCACCACCAACACCAAATTCAAAGGTAACTTCCTCAACCGACATTTCAGGAATATTTTCAGCAGTTCTATCTCCACCATTTGCAAAAATTATTTGTCCTGTAGGGAACATTTTCTTGGCATAATGTATGGCATCAATTGCTGTACCATCAGTATCGTCAAATGTGAAACAGTGTCCTACTGGCTTTATGTTGGATATAACTTCCATTCTTTCCCAAATAGGCATAAATGGCCGACCTTTTTTATTAGTAAGCCATTCATCACTATTCACACCCACCAAAAGAATATCACCAAGTTCTTTAGCCTTGGTGAAATATTCAATATGTCCGGAATGTAGTGGGTCAAAACCACCCGTAACCAAAACTACTTTCATAAATTAATACCGGGGAAAGCCTCTTTTACTATTTGTGCTGTTAGGAATGGAATCTTCACATCTCGCTTCATTACTTTAATTAACAACTCAGCTTCATCTTTATGAATAGATTCCAATACATTGATTAGTAAATTTTTTTGTTTATCTCCAGTCAATCCTGCAGCCTTCTTTGGATGACCTTTAACGAAACGATAAAGACGGGTAACTTCTATATGTAAGGTACTCATTGTCATACCTTCAGGTTCAGGATTTGCTTTGTAAGTCTTAGGAATTTCAACATCAAATTCCACATTAGGACTAAACATCAAAAACAAAAATTCACGCAATCGACCATTGTCATACCTTCGTAAAACATCAATCTTTTCCTTGCGGGTGGGAGCTTTTTGAAATTCAGCAAAAATTTCAGGATACATACGATTAAAATTCATCAATTACTTCCAATAAGTTTTTCAAACGGTTCGCAATCATATAATTCATAAACTGCTGCCGAGTGGCGGGTTTAATTTCTTCGTACCTACTTATAATACTTTCCACAATACTTTGAGGAATTTCATTAAGGTCAATCAGTTGTTTATTTCTAGACCAATTGCGTTTTAATTCATCAGTACCATCATTAGCCAGATTGGTGTTCATCAATTCAGCCAAACGAACTTTGGTTAACGCTTTCTGGCGAATACCATCCACGATAGTAGAATCGTTGGATAAAATATTAGGAATACCATCACCTTTATCACCTTCTAAAATTAATTGTTTTAATTGGGCGCCAGCATTATCCGTCTTAATGACTTTCTTCATTGTAGGAGAATACTGTGATACATTAGAATTCACCTGTAACTGAACAAAGTCTTTGTCACTGGATAAAATCATAACCTTTTGTGTTGGTGCAAACTTCTTAGTTAATACACCAATCACATCATCAGCTTCAGCACCGTCAACATCAACAACTCGGTAAGGAGAACTAGTTTTCAATTCATCACGAACTTTATTGAGGCACTCAAATATTGAGTTCCAATCATGACCTGAATCTTCACGGTTTTTCTTACGGTGTGCTTTGTAATACGGAAAGATATCACGGCGCCAATATCTCTTATTGTCGCAAGCAATAACAACTTCACCATATTCTCTAAACTTCTTAATGTTAGCTCGAATCGTATTAAGTACCATGTGACGAACCAATGATTCATCAACGGCAGATTTAGAAGAGCCAATTTGTTCCATCAGATTTGCAATAGCAATCTGGTTAAAGTCAAATATAATCATAATGTCCTAATTATAACTCAAACTACACGATTGTTGCGGCAATAGTGAGCCAATCATTTCTTTCCACATATTATCATAGATGAAATGTAATTCTTTATCGGTAATATAATTTTCTGGTAATTGACCAGCCAACACAGCTCTCATATAGAGCCTTCTCTCATCACTCATAAATTACCTTATTTTATAATCTTTAAAAGGATTGTATCAGAATTTAACCTGCCTGTCAATCCACTAGCCTTACTGTTTACCGACTCTATACAGTTTCTCAGGTAAACTTTAGCACCCTTAACTACTTCAGGTAATATTGTTTCTGGTTTTCTTAGTGTTTTCTGTACTGACTTCATTTCACTAAAATTGGTAAGACTTGTTCCTTTAACACCAAAGCCTTGACTATCTAATGCATGATATACACCAAGTTTTCTTGTCTTTATATTGAATATCCAAATTGATGTGGCACCAATGATTTGTTTTGGATCCTGTGATTCTAGTTTATATTCATCATTAGATTTCAAATACTGAACCTTTGCAACCAACTGCTCTGGTGTTTTGGATTTCTTCTTACGAGGTTTGCGACCAGCTTTACTTTCATCAGTAATCTTCATCGCATCTGTAATAATAGAATCACAATAGGCAACCAACTTCTTCAATTCTGTTTTTGTAAAATTGGAATAACCTTCTTTTAATTGTTCATCATCAGTATTAATTACCTCATCAAATTCTTGCCTACGAATCTTAGCCCAATCGATGATACGAGTAGCGTGCATACCTTTTGCCTTATCGTGCATAATGCCGTAAGGTGATGGTGTTGTTTTAAACTTACTGATAACCAATTCATCAATCGCACCCTCCAACTCTCCAATGATTTCGGAGACCTTCTCATTCATTCTATCTTGGATAGTTACTGTTGGTGTTGTTTTCTCAACCACGACCTCTTTGGCAGGTTCCATTGTGAGAATAGATTTTAAACTGTTTTCTAGTGTTGCTCTGAAAGCATCCGATACAATCGTACCGTTGGATACGATACGACATAAAAATCCTGTTGTTGAAAATACTTTAGTGGTGTCTAGTCTACCTTCAATCTTATTCTTCTTGGCATAATCGGAAATGTATTTAACCGCATCCTTAGTATCTTTATGTGACTGATACCAATTCAATGCGGCCGCTACCTCACTCTGGGATTCTAGTTTTTCATATTTCGGCTCTGCCGTTGTTCCTAGAATTCTCTGTTTAATCTCATTCTGTTTTGTTTGCCTTGCCATCTAATAAGTCCTTAAAGGTATAATCGGCATAAGAATCTAAAATCATAATGCCATCTTCCGTTTCATTGTGCAACCTACTTATACCTTTGGCTGATTGAATTGCCATTATTTCATTAGGAATTACAGCACAATTACCGAAAATTCTTTTGAGAATTTCAGCATCAATGTTATAATTCATAGTATCATCATTATATGAACCAAAGAGGTAAACATATTCTTTGGTAAAATTCACACGGTAACCGTCTTTTGTTTTTAATATGTAAATACCACTCACTTTTTCGCCTTAATATAATCAATCAATTCAATAGCATCTTTTAAATTTGATTTTTCGACCGCTCGCTCTATCATATCTAGCTGCACCTCAAGTAAACGGTTTAAAAATTCTGGAATTTCTTCTTTAGTTATTTTTATTCGTCCTAAAAAATTCTTATTTTTCTCGTCCATCATTTAACCTCAAAAGGTTTATCATATTTACCGATACTGATATTCACATAATAAGCGGTATCAAAATAATCGGTCATAGCATCACTATTATCATAATAATCAGCTGAATACATAGCAGGCACAATTTTATCCAATAATTCTAAAGCCTTACCTGAAAAATGTTCTTTATACCAATATTGATTAATTTGAAGGCATTTTTCGGCAGGCGAACCAGTACGAAAACCACCAGGTTGCTGAGCAACCGTTTCATTAAAATTTTTAATAAAATCAACTGGCGCCGATTTAACATTTAGGGAGATAGCCATGTGATTTCGGACTGATAAACTGAATTTCACACCAGTATTTTTGAGAGCTTTATCTAAGTTTGCTTTGATAACTGCTTTTTTCTGCTGATTCATATACGCCATAATTAACTCCTATTCAATTTATTATTAATTATATCAAAAAATACGATTTTAGGCAACCTTCAGGTAGAAAATATTGTCATTTTTGTTGTTTCCACGCAACATTTCTAATTTTTCAGAGGAAAGTGCGATTCCGACAGCTACTTCCTTCTCTAAGTTATTGATTATTAACTGATTTTTATAAAAAATTGAGTATTTTTCGTTATTTTTCACAATTTCTGCACCCGTTAACATCATTTTCATATAATCTCCCACTAAAAATCCATTATACACGATTTTTATCGCTTTGGCAACAAAAAAAATGTCAATGGAATCAATAACTTAGTGACTACCGCTGTATTAGAGATTTTTACCTTTAGGAAAAAATTGATTGTGGCAACTCATACAAACATTATACAATGAATTTCCAGTATTTTTCAAGCCTCGAGCATTTCTTTCTTTGGCTTGTACTATTGATAGTTCGGATAACTTATCGATAGTGTCAACATACTGATGCCATTCTATAACAGTGTTGAGTTTTTTTAGATTGTGAGCTGCATCGTGTAATGATGCTACGCTTCTATTCAATATAATCCAATCATCTTCGGTCATTGTAGACTTACCTTGAAGATTGAAAAGAACCGTAGCACTTGGTGCTACTTGTGTTCTCATAATATTATGTACAACTATGCCGGATGTCTGTGCGTACACCGGCATACACAGGATTAAGAAAATGCTCAATAATTTTTTCATAATATAAATTGGTATACTATTACTTGATAAGTTTGACTTTACCTTTAGAACAACAGTCTAATAATTTTTTATAAACCTGAGGTTCAACATTAACACAACCATTAGTAATACCAACTCTCTGTTTTACATCCGGAGACTTAATTCTAACTGCTCGATTCTGTCCCTTAACATTGATGGTTTGGTGTATAGCAAACACCACATTATCTGTTTCCTTAAATGCTAAAACAGTACCACCATAAGCTGGTATTGGAGTACGATATTGTGTTAACTGATATTCACCTAATGGAGTTTTATCTCCAACAAGTACAGGATAACATTGTCCGGTAAAACAAATCATCGCTGTACTAACATTCACAATAACTTCAGATAACATAATTATCCTGCAATAGTTTTAAGTAATACTGGAGGTTCTACTGGTACTGCAGTATTTTCTGCCACTTCTAATGGTGCATTGAGTGTTGCTACGGTTGCAACTGCAGCTACGGCAGCGGTTACTGCTGGATATCTCATTCCTAAATTAAATAGTAATGAATTACTTGCGACTGGACCTGACATATTATTTTCTCTCTAGTTATTATTTCTTTAAATCCCAACCAGTCCACACATTGATGAACGCTTGAACACCGCCACCACTTGAGCCTGCGACATTTAAGTTGGTTTGATTAGCATATTGAACACCTACTTCGATTAATCCACTTTCATATACATTACGAACTTTTACACCCACGGCTGGTGTGAATACGTTACCATAAGTGTAGGCAAAGTCACTGGTGTCTCTGGCATAAACTGCGTTAACGAATGTGTTTAGACGAATCTTCTTATCTTGGTCAAAAGCAAACCAATCAATACCTTGTTCTACTTTTGCTGAATATCCAATGTTGCCTTTAGGAGCACCTGGTTGAAGATTACTAGGACTTACAGCGTTAGCCCACATATAACCTGGATAAGCAATAGGACCTTCAGTTGTTACGTTAAACCAATCACTTAGTCCTTCCTTTTTAGGGGTTGTACTTGCTGGTTCAGCGGAGACCAATGTTGTAAATGTAAATAAAACTGTTAAAATGATTTTTTTCATAATGTTCCCATCTTTAATATTTATTAATAAGTGTTACTACTTATATAGTGATTTAATACCTCTTTACTTTGTTCCAACTCAAAACAATCTTACCAAGAACAAATACTTCAATGAACGCTTTAAGATATGCCGCAGAATTTAATAAACCGATAAAATAATATGCTGGACTGTAGACAATAATTTTCCAGTTGCGTGCTAGAAATGCGGCATAGACTGAAAGTGCGGCCTGTATAAGATAGTCCATTAATATTCCTATCAATAAGACTTTCATATCAAAAAATGTCCAGATAACAGCAATCATAAAAAATCTATTAAAAACTATGGAATCAAGTGTAATAATCTTTAGGTAAATATCAACTCTATTCCAACGTTTTAGACTTAAAATCTTATGCTTCTTAATGATTTGCCAAAGTCCTCTAAACCATCGAGTAATCTGTTTATAGTAATCTCGAAAATTGTTCGGATCCTGCGTATAAGCTCGTAGTTCATGAATATATCGAACCTTATAACCTAATCTGTGCGTTTGTATAGTTAAGTCCATATCTTCAGCTAGAGTATCACTTGATACATCTAATTGTTTCAATACATCAGTACGATAAATGCTACAACAACCTGGACTCACAAATATAGTACCAAAGTTGTCTTGTCCCTTTTTAACAATCTCATGTCCGTAAGCATATTCGTATGCTCTATAAGTTGAAAACAATGAATCATTCTTAATGCTAACTACTTGACCAACATAAAGACCTGGTGTAGAATCTTTAACAATTGCCTTCTCTAACACTGGAATAAAATCTTCCGATAACATCGAATCACCGTCAACTAGAGTAATCCAATCGTACTTATCGGTAAGATTAAAATGATTCAGTCCAGCTCTTGTTGCACCAGCTTTGCCAGAATTTTTGGTAAGAGTTAAGACATTAACACCATAACTCAAAGCAATATTACTAGTTTCATCTTCAGAACAATCATCAACAACATAGATATCATTCTTTAAAAAACCAGCAGTCAATAGTGATGTTATTGTCTTATCAATTACCAATTCTTCTTTATATGCAGGAACAAGAATTGCAATTTTAATTTTATTCATTGTAATTATATTATACACAAGTTTTTGTTCTTGTGTGGCAAACTTGGTGGGCCGGATAGGACTTGAACCTATGACCAATGGATTATGAGTCCACTGCTCTGACCAACTGAGCTACCGGCCCATAACAACCATAATTGAGAATACTGTCGTGTGTTTAAGATGGTTTTAAAAGCCCATCTCCTAGACATCACGCTTTCATCCTAGTTTTGGGATACTAGGCCTTCTCCGGATAATGGATGCGGTCTTGCTAGGATGGTTAATCTCCCTAACAGTTGGGATTCCTACTTCTTTCGCTCACATTCTCAATTATGGCTCCCCGAGCTGGGCTCGAACCAGCGACCTACGGATTAACAGTCCGGCGCTCTACCAACTGAGCTATCAGGGAATGGAGCGGGATATCAGAATCGAACTGATAACAAAAGCTTGGAAGGCTATCGTTTTACCATTAAACTAATCCCGCTTTGGTGCCCTATGATAGAATCGAACTACCAATCCATGATTACAAGTCAAGTGTTATACCATTTAACTAATAGGGCTACTAAAACTATATTATACACAAGTTTTTATTCTTGTGTGGCAAACTTGGTGGGAAATACTGGAATCGAACCAGTCATGCCATAAGGCGGCGGATTTACAGTCCACTGCATCACCATTGATGCTTCTTTCCCATATTGAAGCACACTAAGGTGAAATGAACTTACTAAGTAGAGGTTCCGGCTTACCAATCCCGATCCTGTTAAGGATTTAAATGTGCTTCAATATGGTATTCGGTACGGGATTCGAACCCGTGATGCCACCGTGAAAGGGTGGTGACTTAAACCGCTTGTCGAACCGAATGTTAAAACTATTATACACATAAAAATAATTTTATGTGGCAAACTTGGCATCCCGCCAGGGAATCGAACCCCGACCAAGAACTTTGGAGATTCTTGTGCTGCCATTACACCAGCGAGAACTTGGCGGAAGCTGTGAGATTCGAACTCACGGAACATTTCTGTTCGATAGTTTTCAAGACTATTGGTTTAAACCACTCACCCAAACTTCCAAAAACAAAAAACCCAAGTTGTTTAGACTTGGGTTCGTATAAATCTGTTGACTACAAAATTTACAAACGAACCCCACTACACCATTCATTAGATGATGTGCCATAATTCGATGTTGTAAAAATATTAGTCATACATTTATATATCCAAATCTTTATTAAAAATATGGTCTATTTGGGTGTTCATAAGAAATTACTCCATTTTCATTTCTATATGATACACCGTCCCAAAAGAAATCTTTTTTTCTAAAATGTGCAATCTGTTCTTCGGTGAACTCATTAATATCTACCTTCAATTCACCAAGATACTCTTGCCAATTATCATCCGCTTGGCGAGCGACCTCTAATGCTTCAACCTCATCTTCAGCTTCGACCACGTGAACATGGCGATGAATCTGTAAAGTTTCAACAATGTATTTCATTTAATATCAACCTCTTTCACAGTATCATAATTAAAACTACGCCAACCATCCGCTTCTGTATCATAGACGGAGAAGGTGTTAACATTATCAACTTTCTTACCTGTACCCTTTGGCTTCTTATCTTCAGGAATCAATCCTTCATTTAGAGTAGCCAACATGGTTCTATCGGTACCATCTTTTTTGGTAAAGACAACCTTAACAACACCACGGGTCAAATAACTTTTTAATTCTTCCTTTAGAGGAATCTTCACTGGTTCTTCCGCAAACACATCACTATATTTCATATTAATTCTCCGATATACTACTTGCATAATTTAACAATTTTCTTTTCAAGGTGGATTTTAACACACCATCCAGATAATTGTCAATCCAATCCTGCGACTTTACCGTTTTCTTCAGTACGCAACCATAAACACCTGCCCCCAATAGTCCATGCAAATAGGTTGCTGGGTCTACCAGAATTGCCTCAAACTGGTCTTCCAGTACAGGCAAACCATCATCACCTTCTTTGAAAAATACCAAATGGTATTTGTTACCTAATGAACTACCTTCAATCGGTTCATCATTATCTTCATCCTTCAATTCAAAGAACTGATACTTTAGTCCTTCATTCTCACCCTCAACATGGGGTAAAAAGTAAACACCATCATAATTCAAATCCTTCGGAATGTCCATTTGTTATCCTTTTTAATGATTTTCTATTATACCGTTTTTTGGACACAGCAACACGCATACGGTACTTGGGAGTCCGTAAATCTTTGGCCACTAAATTGCGAGGCTTAAGAGTATTGCGATTGACACTAGACATACTATCCATTCCATTAAGGTAAAATTTTGTGTTACTTTATTATATAGATTAAACAAACCCCCATCATACAGTAAATAATCTAAATTGGCAACCCGTCTATGAGGGCAATCTCTTCCTTGCCGGCAATCATCCGTACAATCCTTACAACTCATTTTGAACTCCTCTCAACATAATAACGGTACAACTTCACATAATGAGCAAACTTAATAGGCTCATGGAAAGGGTCTGGTAACCTACCAAACATTCTTTCCATCTCCTCTAAAACGATTTTAACTTCCTCGTCAGTCATTTTTACTTGATAACCAGAAATTACCACTAATGAATATGAGGTCTAACAGAGCTTCAAACCAATTACCGGCAGCAGCGTCACGCAAGAATAACACCGTGAATACACCAATAAAGAACCAGCGAATTTGAGTATCGTTTTCCCTCTGCCATTCTATAAATTTATTCCACATCCTCATCCTCCCAGCAATCATTAATCATCATATACACATTTTTAATCCTACACTCAGGCCAACCGGCCTTAATTGAGCGAACTGCCTCTTGAGCATTATCAGCCAAAACTTCTTCAAAACTCAGAGGTTCAGATCCTTCATATAGGTGGTGACTTTGAAATTCCACCAAGTAATACCTAGGCAATAAACTTTCCACGACTTTTATCCATCCATTCCATCAATATAGCACGAGCCTCACGGCGATCCAAACCAAATTCGTCCTGTAGGTAAGCACCTGCACCAAACATATTGGTCTCACCGGACAATCTTAATTCATCCAAATATTCAAAATAATCACTTAAAGAATCCGATACCTGCATTGATACCCTCCGCATAAGATTTAATTGCCAAACCGATAACAACTAACATAATCATTATAGTTAAAGCAAAATTGTTTTGTAAATTAATACCACCCATATCTAACATTACCACAATACTAGTAATCAAAAATACATCCGCCAAACCACTTAAAATCTTTTTCATATACGAACCACCAATCCTATAATATAAATTGCCAATAAACCTGCATTAACCACAATCATGGCTTTTTCTTTAATCATAAAAGCCCAAATTAAAAACAACACCGCACCAGCATTTAATAACCACACATTCAATGGGTCATACATTAAAGCCGTTGCCAATGCACCACATAGGGTAACTAAGGTACCTAACCATTTAAAGACATTTTCGATTTTCATACCACCATTATATCACAATAATACCATCCTGTCAAGCCCTCTCTAACCTCTTGTTTTTCAAGGGCTTTTCCGGCATTTCCGAATCAGTACCTCACATTATCATAGTCGGTAGAATTCTCACCTTTACTTAAATAGTCCATCAACCTATCTTCACGGTCAAACTGTTCCACCAGTGTGGTATAATAAAAATACAATAGAACACCTAATGCCGAGGCTGCGAAACCATAGAAGAAATACTCACCTAAGAATACCACAATTAATGGTATAGCGATAGACAATAATATTGTTGCCAGCACCACCAAACTTGCCTTTAATTTATTACTCATCTTCTTCTTCAAATTCTTTCTCCTCTAACCACAGAATAAACACAAAGATACCCAAACAGACACCGAACATTAACCAGTCCGTATTAAGAGCTGCGAATACCATACTAAGGGTCAATACAAACCTTAGAACACTAGCTATCGTAAAATTCAAAATCATTGAAACCTCTTAAAGATAGCATCGACACAATACTGACCATCACCAGAGGTACCGACACCCTCACAGACATCCATACACTCAGTCTGGATTAACCGTGCAAACTTCTCAACATCCAGATTCTCAGTGAAAGTCCATTCATCTTGGGTTACATCGTCAATAACAATAGAACCGCCAGCCTGTATGAAAAACTTTTTAATTAACTCATTCATAGTAAATCTCCATGTAATATCTGATTATATCATAGGTACAGTTACCTGTCAAGCCCTCAGTAATAATGTACGGGCAACCTCAGTAACTTCCCTGTATAGTCTCACATCTTGGTATACCTCAGATTGCCTCTCAAAAAACTCAAAGGCATCCTTGTAATCGTCCCAATAGGAGACACACTTAGACCCTTCTGTATTATGGGTAACAACAAACACAATTTTCAATTTTTTCATAATTTTTTTCCGGAGGATTTTTCGGTAACACTAGGACTGGGAAAAACCATTGGTGTGCGAATGTGCGAATTAAAGGGATCCACATCATCAGCTAACAATCCTTTTCGTTTAGGAATACAGCTACTTTTTGGTGGCACTATCATGCTATCGAATACTCCTCGTCCCTCTGCCAGATATCATCCATGTTACCTATGACGGTCAGCTTCATCATAGCAAAATAATTGTCCGTTCCAGGTAACATAACATTACTCTCACTCATGCCAATCCAATTCTCCACATCCTCTACTAACATCCATGGAATGGTCTCACCAGCAGCGTTGGGTGCCAATCTAATCTTGGTCACTGTACCACTCAAAACACCAGCAGCACTTCTCCAACGAATTCTATCACCAATATTAATATTCATAATTACTCCGACAAATTCATAACACGACCTTGGAACTCCATGAAACTCACTCTCCAAGGCACAAACACAACCTTACCAACTCGGCATCCGTTGCGGACTTCTTTGAACTCCTTACCATCAAACACGTCCTTGGTAACTCTGATTCGGTAAGCATTGTAGCCACACATATCAATAGCATTCAACTCAAGGACTTCACCCTCAACATAGCAGTCCTCACGACCTACCATAGGCTTGAAATCATAACCACGAATCACATTACCAACTGAAACTTTCATATAACTCCTTATCAACTGAACAGGTACCATTATACAGGTACCACGGCAAATGTCAAGCCCCAGCCTAAGCTCTTGATTCTATTCATAATTTGGGTATAGTCCTGCCTCGTATAGGTAGACCATGAACTCATCCGGAGTGATTCTGGCATAAGGGCTGTGATTATAAAAGTCCTTCTCCATCTTCACTTCTAAACCATTCAAATAACATAGGTGGAAAAACTTCTGATTATCATC